CTTTTTCTTTTTTCTCTCTTTCCTAGTTCAGACAGCAGAGCTCCATCCTACTCTAGGTCTCCTCCTATGCCTGGATCACATGTATCCCTCATAATCATCCACCGTTACATCATATCCTAACTCAATTCGAGAGTTATCCTGATACACCCTATCTATCACATTCTTTTCTACGAGGTGTTCAAATGTTGGAAATCCAGATACCAATTCTTCAGGTGTTATTCCCATTTGACGTATTCGGCGAATATCTTTCGCATCTTGCAAGCGGTTCATCATTTTTTCTGCCAACGATGACCTATCATTCGTAACCTCATATAACTGGATATAGAAATTACGAAGTCTTTTATATGCGACCTTATTCGAAGCATAAGTCGCATATGCCTGACCAATCGTCGACATCATCACGTCGATCGTGTCACGAATCTTTGGTTCTCTTGAATATACTGCTCGAACCACAAAGTCTCTTGTTTCACGAAATGGTAGAAAATCCGGCTGGCCTGGCCCATGATTCTCATTTTCTACTTGGAGATACTTTAAAAAGCATGCGCCCATTTCTGTTATCCATCCGTTGCGGTGTACTGTGCAATACGATACCCGCTTCAAGTCACGGATATCCATATTCCAGAACTCTTTACAATAATAGGCCCACTGATCTCCCCCAAACATTACAGACCATTTTGATGTTCCTATGCGATACAAATGATCATCTCCATAGCATACCATCTTAATAACTGCTAGGATATAAAGCTCCACTTCTTCCTGATGTTCTATTGGAGTTTTGCGGTACAACATCCACATTAGGAAGCCGGAGAACACAAAGGAAGTAATCCATGAATCCTTATGCGATGTGTTGTACTCTCCTGAGGCCACAGACCCTTTTATGATTACCCATAGATTCAGCATCAAATGTGTTACTCTGTAACATGATACTGCCGTCACAAATTTCGTAATCCTTTCCAAAACATCAAAGTCTCCCTTTGTTTCATCATAATGGAGTGAGTTACACGCATTGTAAATCTTCATCAGAGGGTTTCTCACTGACTGATCAAATGCCTTAAAATCTCCTTCCACAATACCCTTCTCCCAGCAATTTGTTTTATCAATTCCTAAACACTCTGCTAAAATTTGAGAACCGCCTCTGCTCCATTTACTTCCTATTCTTATCTGTTTACCTCTTTCTAGTAAATGGCGCTCCATATATGCAACTCTCTCTAGGTAGATATATACTGATGTTGGTATATTAAAGAGACGCAACTTCTCGACAAATGCTGCCCATTGAGCATTATCCCATTGCTTTACAAATTCGAAGAATACTTCATTTTTTGGTGGCGATATCCACAAAATATTTGGTTCTTCATTCCATACAATGAAACGATAGAGCTGCATCAAGACCTGCTCGTGAAAATCTATCTTTTTCCCTCTATTTGAGATCTTCACGTACTCATCATGTGCTATCTTTATCATGTCAGCATATGCTGGCATCAAGCCACTCGCTGCTCCTAAATACATATCCTGACATGACTTCATTGAGCAATGAAAAGTTCTCTTCTGCTCCAAGTCGATACCCATCATTCGACACATGTTACTGAGTGTTGGTTGCAACAATTCCAAGGCTTCTTTCATTTTCTCTGTTGGTTCTGTTCTATCAAACCTCAAAATTGCATCTGGAAATTTTCTTGGGTACATTCCTGACATTGCAGAAACAGCGTGAGGTCTACCATTGGTCTTTCCACATACCCAATGATACTTCGATTCCTGTCTCATTGCTAAGGCCCATAATGGTCGTATTACAGTTGCATTGACCCCTGGCCTATCTGGTGTCGCTGTTCCGGGAATCTCCGGTGTTGTCTCAGACCATACCCATTCTTCCATCTCTTCATAAGAATACCCCAGCCCTAACTCCTCAAAGTCCACGTAATCTGACCTCTTCAAAGCTTCTTGGACCTCTTTGCTTGGAGTAGGTAGTATTACATCTGTTGGAAAAGATGATTCTACTTTCATTGGGGCATCAATTACTCTTATACTCGACTCTCGAGTTATTTTTGCTCTCAGATATTGCTCGGTCTCATTCACCTCTACTCCATTCTGCTTCCTTGCCGTTGCTTCCATCCATATTGCGGCTTCAAAGAGTTGCTCTTTCACTGGCACTGGTTTTCCTTCCCAAGATAAACCAGTTGTTTGCCTTCCCCTACCAGTTACTTTCAAAATGCATCCACATGTATCACTATGAGTGCAATTCGGATTAGAATAGGTAAATAACCAATTCTCTGCCATCTTCTTTCCTTTTACCAAATCGAACGCTCGTCTTAATCCTTCTGATTGACGTGTTATTCGCTGCACTATTGCTCCGCTTGCGCCCGACTTATATAGTGGGTAGTAGATCTGCGTCACTTTGGTGGTTCTCCTTTTCCGGG